CTCTTGCGAAGTTACACATAACCTTAACCCCATGCTATAAAAGGAGATGTCATCATGGCATTTACATCAGCGGCGGGCTACGGTAACCTACCTAATGGTAACTTTAGCCCAATTATCTATTCTAAGCAGGTACAGCTTGCTTTCCGTAAGTCTTCTGTTGTTGAAGACGTAACTAACAACGACTACTTCGGCGAAATCGCTCAGGTTGGTGACTCTGTAAAGATCATCAAAGAGCCTGAAATTTCAGTCCAGTCTTACACTCGTGGTGCTCAAATCACAGCGCAAGATCTTGACGATGAAGATTTCTCTCTTGTAATCGACAAGTCAAACTACTTCGCATTCAAGATCGACGACATTGAAGAAGCGCACTCACACGTGAACTTCATGCAAATGGCTACTGATCGTGCGGCGTACCGTTTGCGTGACCAGTATGACCAAGAAGTGCTTGCGTACTTGTCTGGTTACACTCAGTCTGCTTTACACGCTTCTGGCGACACTGTTAACACAACTGTTAATGGTACTAAGGCTGTATCTACTGCAGGTTCTGATGAGCTTCTCGCTTCTATGAAGTTAGACTCAACTGACTTCGGTGTTACTGACAACGGTGCTGGTAAAGCTGTAGACATCGTTCCACGCTTGCCGGGTGCTAACGCTATCTCAGCGGCATCTGTTTCTCCACTGCAGGCAATCGCTCGTATGGGCCGTTTGCTGGATCAGCAGTTTGTAGACACAAATGGTCGTTGGTTGGTCATTGACCCAGTCTTCTTGGAGACTTTGAAGGACGAGCAGTCTAACCTGTTCAACTCAGACTTCGGTGGACAATCAGGCGGCTTGCAGAACGGTCTCGTTATTAACAACTTGCATGGCTTCCGTGTATATGTTTCTAACAACCTTCCTGCTGTTGGCACTGGTCCTGCTGTTGCATCTACAACTCCACAAGCTACTAACTACGGTGTTATCGTAGCTGGTCATGACTCAGCCGTTGCTACTGCTCAGCAGATCAACAAGACTGAGACTTACCGTGATCCAGACAGCTTTGCGGATATCGTTCGTGGTATGCACCTGTACGGTCGTAAGATCCTTCGTCCTGAGTCAATCGTAACTTTACGTTACCAAACTGGCTATTAATAGGGGGATTTTATAATGGCTAAATCTACATCCTTGCTTGAAAAAGCATACATGGTTGACGCAACTGTCGAGCTTCCTTTGGGTGGCGGAACAGTAGCTGGTCCAACTGTTGGCGCAGGAACTATGGTCATTGCGGCTGGCGTTGAGTTAATTGACGCTGTCGACTCTGCTGACTATGACGTTGCTGTTGGTGCTGGTAGCTTAACTTTCATGGCAACTACTGCTGTGGATAGTGACACTGCTGGTACTTTTGTTGCTGGCACCCAAACTCCGGGTGTGATTGCGGCAGAAGACACAATTGATGTCGTGGCAACTGCTGGTGCTGACGCATCTGCTGATATCACAGCACGTGTGTTCGCTATCGTTGTCAACGTAGGCGATGCATCTCGCACTGCCGACGAAGTTGATCGTGATCAGCTTGCATAACCAATAAGGTCTGGGGGCTTCGGCCCCCTTTCCTCTATATAGGTATTTAATGTAAATGGCTACATTCCTAAACATTACAAATGAACTGCTCCGCAGACTCAATGAGGTCACAATTGACCAAGCAGACTTTTTGACTGTTCGTAATGTGCAGGCGTTAGCGAAAGATTCCGTGAACTCTTCTGTTCGTAAGATTATCCAATCTGCGCAAGAGTGGCCTTTTACATTAACTACATATGAACAAACATTAACTGCTGGAACTCGTGAGTATGACTTCCCAGCAGATATGTCATCCGTAGACTGGGAATCATTCTACATTAAACAGCTTGCATCTAAGAGCAATCAGCCTCGCAAGCTTGCAGTGATTCCTTACACTGAATATTTAGAGACATATCGTTCAGGTGATGACACAGGAGACAGCGGATCAGGTATTGCTGTCCCACTGCGTGTGTATCAGACACAAGAAGAGAAGTTTGGTGTGACACCATCTCCGAATGATGCATACGTGATTGAATACAAATACTGGACATTCCCAACTGCAATGACTGCATTTGATGATGTCTGCACTATCCCTGATCGTTTCATTCACGTTGTGATTGACGGTGCAATGATGTACATGATGCGCTTCCGTTCTAATGAGCAGAGTGCCGCAGTCCATCAGAATGATTTCGTTGAAGGCATCAAGATGATGCGCCGTGTACTTGTAGACGATAACTTATCTTTACGTTCCACTTACAACCCACGCACAGTATTTAACGCCTATCTCCCAACACGGGTGCTGTAATGCCAGATCAGTTACAGATCTTTAAGGTATCTTGTGAGGGTGGCCTAAACACTAACCGTGATGTGTTATCTCAAAGTGAGTTATCTCCGGGTAGTGCGACACGATTGATTAACTACGAGCCTGCTGTAACTGGTGGATATCGTAGAATCAGCGGGTTTGATGAGGCTTATCCATCACTACCGGGCACTGACAAAGTATTAGGTGTTTGTGTATTTAATGGTATCAACAATGGCATCTTAGCGTGTCGTAAGCCTACAGCAGGTAATAACTACCTACACTACTGGAATACATCAACATCGGCATGGGTGGCAGTCACTACATCTGGCTCCCCTACAATGACAGGTGTCAACAAGGTACGCTTCTCAAAGCATAACTGGAGTGGTCCTGTTGTTGTATTGGCTGATGGTGTTAATCCAGCCGCTAAGTATGACGGTACTACATACACTCAGATTACAGATTCTAATGCGCCAAACAATCCTAAGTATGTTACTGAGTTTAAGTCACATTTATTCTTAGCTGGCGATAGTACAGATCCTTACAACTTACATTACTCAGCACCTCTGGATGAAACTGACTTCAGCCCAGCGAATGGTGCAGGTGTCATTAACGTAGGTTTTGAGATTGTTCAGATTAAAGCTTTCCGGGATGAGTTATTCATCTTTGGTACGAACAACATCAAGAAGCTTGTAGGTAACAGTAACGCTGACTTTTCACTGCTACAGGTAACGAATGACTTAGGATGCTTAGCATCTGACTCAGTCATTGAGCTTGGCGGTGACTTGCTCTTCATCGGACCTGACGGCCTACGCCCAGTGTCTGGTACTGACAAGATTGGTGACGTTAACTTGGAAACAGTATCCAAGAACGTACAGTCACTGTTTAACGATGTTGTACTGAATAACGATCTTGATGATCTAGATGCAGTAGTCATCAGGCAGAAGTCACAGTTTAGAATTTTCTTCGGTGCTTCAGATTCACAGGGTGTGATTGGAGCATTAAGACAACAGCAGAATGGTGGCATCGGATTTGAATTCGGTCAGCTACTAGGAATCACAGCAACAGCCGCTGACTCAGGATACATTGGTCAGTATGAGTTTGTGATTCACGGGGACAGGGATGGAAAGGTGTATCGTCAGGAGTCAGGGAATGACTTTGATGGTACTGAGATCTTCTCTTTGTTCCAGACACCATTCTACCACTTCGGTGATCCAGAGTTACGTAAGAACTTCCTGAAGTTATCAACGTATCTGAAAGCTGAAGGGGATGCCGATATCGTGCTAGGTGTTGTGTATGACTACGAAGATGTAGAAGTGCTGAACCCTACTAACTACGATATCACAACACGTGGTGCGGCGGCGTACTACAACGAAGCTACCTACGATTCTGGGGCTATCTTTGATGGTAACCCCTCCCCTGTAGCGAAGACATCGTTCTCAGGGTCAGGTACATCAATTGCAATTAAATATGTAACCAACGATACAAACGCTAGTCATGCGATCCAAGGATTTGTACTACTGTTTGGATATGGAGATAGACGGTAATGGCAGGATACAGCAGACAATCCGTAGCTGATATCATTTCAGGTGAGGTAGTTAAAGCCGCACCACTTAACGCCGAATTCAACGCAATGCGTGATGCGTTTGCATTTGTTGGTGGTCACAATCACGATGGCTCTTCAACTGAAGGTGCTTACATTGGATTAATCGCAGACACTGACGGTAACAATAAAGTTGTTGTAGATACTGCTAACAATCGTGTAGGTATCTTTACTGAAGTATCTGGTTCTCCTGTTGAGCAGATCCGCATCCAAGATGGTGCAATTGTACCAGTAACGGATGATGACATTGATCTGGGAGCTTCAGGAGCGGAGTTTAAGAATCTCTGGATAGATGGTACTGCTAACATTGATGCGCTTGTCTCAGCGGCTGTCACGCTGACTGGCGGTACAATTGATGGTACAACTATCGGTGCTACAACGCCTGCTGTTGCTACATTTACTAATTTAACATCTACTGGTACATCTACTCACGCTACTGTAGACATTAACGGTGGTACGATTGACGGTACTGTTATTG